CCCGCTACAAGTACAAAGTCAAACTGGTTGCGGAGCGCATGACGGGTGCTTCTCAAGATTCCTACTCCAACTCATTCATGGAGTGGGGCATTGAGCAGGAGCAGTTTGCTTGCATGGCATACGAGGTGGCACAGGAGACATTTCTCGACAAGACGGGATTTTGGTTGCACCCAACCATTAAGTGGCTTGGTGTGTCCCCTGACCGCCTTGTCGGAGATGAAGGCTTGGTAGAGGTCAAATGCCCTGCCACTACTACCCACCTGAACTACATCTTTGAGAACAGGGTTCCACCTGAGTATGTCAAACAAATCCAGTGCCAGTTGTGGGTGACCAATCGGGCATGGTGTGACTTCATTTCCTTTGACCCACGCCTACCCAAGCGGAACCAACTGCTGGTGGTCAGGATGCAGAGGGATGAGAAAATCATCAAAGAGATGGAAGCGGAGACGCTGAAGTTTCTGGAAGAAGTTGAATCTTTAATCACCAAACTAGGAGAGTAATCATGGAAAACGAAAACCCCATCGAGGGAAGCATCAAGTATTTGGTTGAGTGTGGCTGGACAGAAGACGAAGCCAAGCACCTTATCCGAGCCATTCACGACAAGTCAGGAGAGCGGCTGTGGGAGGTGGCTCCGCTCTGGATTGAGCATTGCGGTGAGTGCAAGAAGTATGTCGACTCTATGCTGGGCACGGTTGCCATGGGGCTGGTCAAGGTAAGCCGCAGTACAGAAGAACCAACTTGGCTTTTCTCACTGAGTGAGCAAGGCTTAAAGGTTGGCGAAGCAATGTTCAAAGAGGAGGCTTAATCATGGCAGTCAACAAATTCATCGGCATTGGCAACCTTGGCAAAGACCCTGAGATGCGTTTCATGCCTGACGGCAAAGCAGTGTCCAACTTCAGCATTGCCATCACTGAGCGGTACAAGGACAAGTCAGGTGAGCCGAAAGAGGTCACTGAGTGGGTCAACATCGTCACCTTCGGCAAACTGGCTGAGATTGCAGGGGAGTACCTCACCAAAGGCAGTCAGGTCTATGTCGAGGGCAAACTCAAGACAGAGAAGTATCAGAAGGACGGGCAAGACCGCTATGTGACCAAAATCATTGCCGACAAGTTCCAGATGCTTGGCGGTAAGGGTGAGCGCAAAGAACCCCGTCAAAAGCCAGCAGAACAGCCGCAGGGCGGTTCTTTTGATGACATGGATGACGACATCCCGTTCTAGGTCTAGAATGTGTTTCGGGGCAGGAGCGGGGCTTGCATCCCCAAAATCTGCAACTCCTTTTCGTGGTTCCTGCCCCACCCTTCTTTGCAGTAGCCATCTTTATCCCCGACCCCCTCGGGGATTTTTTTTGGGCACGGGGTTGTATTCGTTCCAAATACCAACCCATAATACACCTACGGCAATTTCGCCGCAGACGAAAAGGAGTCAACATGAAGAAGGTACTGGAATTCATTGGTGGTGTAGTCCTCACGGCAATCGTGGGTGGTTTACTGGCAGTCATGTTCATTGAGTGGATGGCAGGGTGCGGGGAGTCATACATTGACTCCAAGGGTGTCCGTCATGCCAATGAGTGCATCATCATCAACCACGGCAAGTAACGCACCTCTGTGTGTCGGTATGGCACACGGGGGTTGTATTGCTTAAAAATACGAACCCATAATTGACCCGTAGCACATTCGCTACTTAACACGAAAAGGAAATCAAAATGGCTCACGAACTCACTATCCGCACTGACGGCTTCGCAGAAATCGCCTTCGTTGGCGAAACACCTTGGCACGGTCTTGGTCAAGAAATCAACCCTGACGCAACCATTGAAGAATGGCAGGTTCAGGCTGGCATGGATTGGACAATCGAATCCGCTCCTGTCCAGTTCTTTGGTGCTGGTGACGACCAGAATCTGCACACCTTTGAAGGTCAGCGTGTTCTGCACCGCTCAGACACCAAAGCCGCTCTGTCAGTGGTCACTAACCGCTACCATCCCGTCCAGCCCAAAGAGGTGCTGGAATTCTTCCGCTCACTGGTAGACACCGCAGGGTTCAAGATTCAGGTGGCTGGCACACTGATGGGTGGTCGCCGTATGTGGGCGATTGCTCAGACAGGTCGCTATGGTGAAGTCACCAAAGATGACGGTGTGGGCGGCTTTTTGCTCCTGTCCACCTCCTGTGACCGCACACTGGCAACCACTGCCCGATTCACCTCTGTGCGAGTGGTTTGCAATAATACTCTCCAGATGGCAATGTCGGACAAGTCCCATGTGGTGTCGTTCACCCACCTGTCCAAGTTTGACCCTGAGAAGATGCAGACCCGCTTGATGGGTGCAGTCAGTTCTTTTGGCTCATTCATGGAGTCAGCCAAAGTTCTGCAAGCCCAGCAACTCAATGCCAAAGCCGCAGAGCGGTTCCTGTCTGACCTGATTACCCCGATGTCTCAGATTCAGGGTGAGCAATTCGATGTGACCAAGAACAAGTCCTACCAGAAGATTTTGTCCCTGTTCGATGGTCAAGCCAAAGGCTTCGAATTGGTTGGGCATACCAAGTGGGGGATGCTCAATGCAGTGACCGAATACTTTGACCACCATGCCCCTGCCCGTTCAGATGATGCCCGTCTGGACTCGGCTTGGTTTGGTCGTGGGGACAAAGCCAAAAACGATGCTTTGGGGCTATTACTCGCCGCTTGACTAACTAATAGTCTTCGGTAATACTCTCCCCCATCTACTCCGATGGGGGATTTTTTTTATGTCTGCACCTACTAGGTCAGAAGCGGTCACCAAGATACGACAACTGTTCCGTACAGCACAACGCCCGCTCACTTTGCGTGAGATTCGGGAGCAAGTGCCCGACCTCAAAGCACCGCAAATCTCATCCACCCTGTGCTACTTCATGCGTCAGCGGTATGTGATTCGAGAGGCAGTCGATAATAGTGCTCCAAGGGAGCGCAAAAAAGTGTGGCTCTACACCTACTCCGACAACCGTTACCTAGAGGTCAAGAATGAAAATTGAGCAGATTGCCACCAGCAAACTCATTCCCTACGCCAACAACGCCCGTACTCACAGTGAGACACAGGTGGCACAGATTGCGGGGAGTATTAGACAGTTCGGGTTCAACAATCCAGTGCTGGTCGATGAGTCAGACACCATCATTGCAGGGCATGGGCGGGTGCTTGCCGCCCGTATGCTGGAGTTGGACAAAGTGCCGTGCATACGGCTCACTCACCTGACCGAAAGCCAGCGCAAGGCATACATCATTGCCGACAACAAGATTGCTCTCAACTCAGGCTGGGATGAGGAACTGCTCAAACTGGAACTCCAGAACATGAGCGACATTGAGCAGATTGCGACAGGCTTCACTCCTGAAGAACTCAATATCCTATTCAATGGCTGGCAGTCAGACATCGAAAAGATGGAAGGCATTGACCCAGTTGATTCTGCGGCGAAGGAAAAAATCATCATCAAGTGTAGTCAAGAGGAGTATGAGATGCTCCGTGAAAAGATTACCAACCTGATTGATGACCTTGGGCTTCACGATGTCGAAGTCGACTAAGTTAAACATCCTCGTTGCCTTTCCCTACTTTTCGCAGGGCATCTATCGCTTCCTGTCTGAAAAAGACCCAAGCACTTTCCGCTTGATTGTGGACTCAGGGGCGTTTACTGCTTGGAACACAGGCAGGGAGATTCGTCTTGATGACTACATGAAGTTTCTCAAGTCCATCCCGAGTCACTGGGACTACAAAGCCGTCCAGTTGGATGTCTTTGGCAATCCCGATGGCACATACGAGAACTACCACCGAATGCTGGATGCAGGGTTTGAAGACATCATGCCTGTCTTTACCCGAGGTGACTCACTTGAGCGGCTGGAGGAGTTCTATTCGCACACTGACTACATCATGTTCGGTGGCATCGTCATTGGTGGTGAGAACCGCAACTATGTGAAGTGGTTTTGTGAAGTCAACAAAGGCAGGGATGCTCACTGGCTTGGATTCGTCAATGTGCCGTTCATCAAACACTACCGTCCCAAGTCAGTGGACAGTAGCACTCTCTACAACGGACAAAGATTCGGCACACTTCAATACTATGTCGGTGGTGCATTGCTCAAAGGCATCAACCGCAAAGAGTTGCGAAAGCCACCGCCTCCTGCCGTCATCAATTCACTGACCTCTGCTGGATTCACCATGAAAGAGATTGCGCTACTCGCCAAGCAAGATTCTTGGGAAGGTGGGGCTAGTCCCTTACGAGGTGGCAGTTCCCGTGGGCTGGCGGCATTTATGACCGTTACTAGCCATGTTCGCAGGGCTATGGATGTCGAAAAGAACCTTGGCACCCGAATCTACTTGGCATTGTGCGGTGAACCACAAGTCCAGAATGTCTATGACGCAATGAATCTTCTTACCACCCGAAAGGAAATGCGATGAGCGATACCAAAGACCTGACTCTACTTGGCTCTGCTGGGACTGAGTATGGCAACACCTACAACCCCGCTATCTTGGAAACATTTGAAAACCAGTTTCCAAGCAACAAGTATGAGGTAGAGATGGAGTGTCCTGAGTTCACTCATATCTGCCCCAAGACAGGACAGCCTGACTTTGCCAACATCACCATTCGCTACTGTCCCGACAAGCGGCTGGTTGAGAGCAAAGCCCTGAAGTTGTATCTCTTTGGATTCCGTCAGCATGGCTCTTTCCACGAAGACTGCATCAACACCATCGCACATGACCTCTTTAACCTCATGCAACCGCATTGGATTGAGGTGCGGGGTGACTTCATGCCCCGTGGTGGCATTTCTATCAACCCAACAGTGAGGCTAGAAAAATGAAAGCAAAAAGAGCCATGAGCAAAGACAAGTTCCAAGAGCCAACTCGCTCTGAGAAAGTCATGGTTGTTCTGTCGGGTGGACAGGATTCAACCACTTGCCTGTATTGGGCAAAAAAGCACTTCAAAGAAGTCCATGCCATCACTTTCAACTATGGTCAGAAGCATGAGATTGAAGTCAAAGCGGCTTACCGCATTGGCAAGATGGCAGGGGTTGCAAGCCATGAATTCGTCACCATTCCCAAACTGCTCAAAAGCCGTAGCCCACTGGTCAGTCATGGGGAGACACTTGAGCAGTATGACGATTACGCCTCCATGGACAAAATCATTGGTGACCGTGTGGAACTGACTTTTGTTCCCATGCGTAATGCGTTCTTTCTGACTGTGGCGGCAAACTATGCACTGGAGAAAGATTGCTTTGACTTGGTGACGGGGGTGTGCCAGCAGGACAATGCCAACTACCCTGACTGCCGTCAGGTGTTCATCAGTTCACAGGAAGAAACCATCAACCGTGCACTGGGCATTGAGCAATTCACCATCCATGCTCCGCTCATGGACATGAGCAAGGCTGAGTCTATTGCTCTTGCCAAGACATTGGATGGGTGCATGGAGGCTCTTGCCTACTCACATACTGCATACGATGGGCAATACCCACCTGTCGGAAAAGACCATGCTAGTGTGCTGAGAGCGCAAGGCTTCTTGGAAGCAAATACTCCTGACCCACTTGTGGTTCGGGCTTGGAAAGAAGGGCTGATGGCATTGCCAGACACCCCCAACTATGAGGAACTTCGAAATGAAGACAGCGGAAGCAATTAAGAACAGGATTCGGGAAGCAGGAGTCTCATTCCATGCCAACGACAACATCGCCCCGTTCATCATGCCGGGAGAGGTTGACCGCTTGCAGGAGGAGGTTACTGAGGCAGTCCAAGCGTTGCTGGAATCTCTCATCATCGACACGGAGAATGACCATAACACCAAAGAGACTGCCAAACGGGTCGCAAAGATGTATCTCAAAGAGGTATTCCATGGGCGATACACGGAACCCCCGAAAGTCACTGACTTCCCCAATGTTAAGCATCTCGACCAGATTTACACGCTGGGTCCAATTACCATCCGTTCTGCTTGCAGTCATCATCTCGTTCCTATTACTGGGCGTGCTTGGGTTGGTATTTTGCCTTCTGACCGTGTTATCGGCATTAGCAAGTTTGTGCGCCTCACTAATTGGGTTATGGCAAGACCGCAAATCCAAGAGGAAGCCACTGTCCAACTGGCAGACATTATCGAAGAACTCATCCAGCCAAAGGGATTGGCGGTTGTAATAGAAGCCACTCACAACTGCATGACTTGGCGGGGTGTGCGTGAATCCAATACCAAGATGACCTCGTCAGTCATGCGTGGTTGTTTCCGTGACGAACCAGAAGCGAGGGCGGAGTTTTTCCGTTTAATCAATGACCGTTAAAGCAATCCGTTACCACGACATCTCTGTCGGACACAGGGTCACCAACCATGAGTCCAAATGCCAGCATCTGCATGGGCACAACTACAGGGTGCACTTCCATTGTGAAGCCCCAACTCTTGACCAAATCGGGCGGGTGATTGACTTTTCAGTCATCAAATCTACCCTCTGTATGTGGCTGGAAGACAACTGGGACCACCATTTCTTGGTCCATGAACTCGACCCACTGGCATCGGCTCTCAAAGCCATTGACCCAACGGTCGTTACTGTTCCGTTCAACCCAACGGCAGAGAACATTGCCATCCATTTGGTCAATGTGGTTGCCCCTGCTTTGCTCAAGGACACAGGGGTGACGCTGGTGGAGTGCATTGTGGACGAAACCCGTAAGTGTTCTGCAAGTTATGCTCTATGAACCTGCGCTATTACACATGGGAGGACTTTGATGATGCAGTCAGAAGAACCCAGCGACCTATCTGTGACGGTTTGGTGCCTATTCCTCGTGGTGGGCTTGCTTACGCTCTTGCACTTAGCCACAAGTTCGGGATACCCATCTTGGAACGCCCTACCAAAAAAAGCGTGTTCGTCGATGATATTGCTGACTCGGGGCGCACCCACTTGGAATACAAAATTCGCTACGGAAACTCCCCGCTTCATGTGCTACTCAGGCGAGAAACCCTTAGCCCCATCGGAATCAACACGGTAGACACCTTCACTGAGGATTGGATAGTGTTCCCGTGGGAAAACAAAGACAAGGCATTGGAAGACTATGAGCAATACTGTGTTCGTCAACGAAATTTTTGAAACCATCCAAGGGGAAGCCACCTACACTGGTACCCCTGCTGTGTTTGTGCGGCTTCAGGGCTGTCCTGTCGGCTGTCCTTGGTGTGATACCAAGCACACTTGGGATGTGGAACTGGACAAGGAAATCCAGCCCACCATCATGTTCTTGAAGGATGAGGATGCCCCAACCTTTGCCAAGTTCACGGTGGCTGACCTCATGGAATGTCTTGACCAATTCCAAGCCCGACACATTGTGCTGACGGGCGGTGAGCCTTGCATCTACAACTTGGAAGCCCATACCAAAGCCATTTGCGACAGCGGCAGGACTTGCCAGATTGAAACCTCAGGCACATTCCCCATTCGGGTGGATGACCGATGCTGGGTAACTCTCAGCCCGAAGATTGATATGCCCGGAGGCTTAGAAGTATTGGATGAATCCTATACCCGTGCCGATGAAGTCAAATTCCCACTAGGCAAAGAGTCAGACATCCGTAAGATTGCAGAGCAGGTGGTCATCAAGATGCGTACCAACTGTCCCCTCTGGTTGCAACCATTGTCCCAAAGCCCCAAAGCAACGGGTCTGTGCATCAAAGCGGCAACGGAGCATAATTGGAAAGTAAGCATTCAAACGCACAAATTTATTGGAGTGAGGTGACCATGGACAAAATGAGCGAATTCATCTGCCATCTATTACATTGCGTAAAGGTAACGCATATTCTGCATCTGAGAACCCGCTCTTATGCGGCACACATGGCTCTTGGTGCTTTTTATGAAGAACTGGATGACCTTGCCGATGGGCTGGCTGAATCCTTCCAAGGCAAGTATGGACGGCTCATTGAGTATGAGGACATGGAAACCAACTACTCTGATAGCCCTCTGGAATACCTCATCTCAGTGAGTGAGTACATCCAAGGCACCCGCCCTGACCTACCACAGGATAGTGAGATTCAGAATGAGATTGACACTATCCAAACACTGGTCAACAGCACCATCTATAAGTTGCGCTTCCTATCATAAGGATTAGGCAGATTAGCCATATTATTGCCAGCCGATAACATGGCTAACTTCCATATAGATGCCTACTGTCCCAACCAATGCCAAGTGTTCTCATCTAGGCTGTAAGAACCCAAGAAGCAAATACTCCACATTCTGTCTGGAGCATGGCGGCAGGGACACCCAACTGTCCTACCGCAATGATGAGCGGGACAAAGCCCATGCCCTCTACCTTACAGCGCAATGGCAAAGGCATAGGGCTGTCCAACTATCAGGACACCCCCTCTGTGCTTGTTGCTACACCAGAGGCATCATCACCCCTGCCACAGAAGTTGACCATGTGTTTCCATGGCGGCAAGTAGGCAGACAATCCTTCTACCGCAACCTGTTCCAAAGCCTGTGCCATGACTGCCATAGTCACAAGACACAGCAAGAGCGCAAGGGCAAGGTGTTGCACTACACCAAGGGCATAGTCATGACCTATCGGGTGGATGATTACAGCCAAGTCATTGGTGTGGATAACCCCTGATTCTGTCCCGCATTCCCGACATTTTTCCTTGAAACTTAAAAAAAACAGGGTTCGAGAAGACCAAGCC